GCGAGGTGATGACGAACCTGCCGGCATACCAGCCGCCGCCCTGCGCCTTCGGTAGATCGATAAGCACGCGGATATTGAAAGGCTCACCAGTGAGAGCCTTTTTGCGCAATACGCCATAGCTGACGACATCAGCCGTGCCAGCGCCGTTGATAGCGGCGGAAAGGGTATCGACCGAGCGCAGCACCCAGCCCGGCGCATCCGGGTCAAGGCAATTCGGGTCCGTGGCGTCGGTTGTCGTCGCCTCGATAGTGAAATCCTGCGACGTGTTGATGGTGCAGGAATGCGCAAATTCTTCCGGCTGTTCGCCATCGCCGAATTGAATCAAAAGTTTCTTAGTCGTCGCCATGACGAGCCTCCAAGGTTTGAAATGTTTGTTGAGGGTCAGATTGCTGGCTGTGTCTCAACCAGCAATTCGATGCGCGCTCGGCGGGTCACGCCATCAGGATCACGCGAATATGAGATGGTCTCGACGCGCATCCGGTCGAGGACGTGGCCGGCAATCGCCAGCTCCTTTTCGTGCAGGGCGGCGCGGATCGCGCCGGCGATGCGTTTCACTTGCGGAAAACCGATATCCCGCGACCAGACATTGACATCAATGTAGGTGGATGAGCGGTCGAAGCATTCTTCGTCAACCGGCACCATCTGGCCGTTACCGAGGGAGATATAGGGCCAAGCCTCGCCGGTATCGGACGTGCGTTGCTCCTCGGATGGCACATCATCATAGACGCGCGGTCCAGCTTCCGTCGCGAGTGCCACAAGGCGGCCGACAAGCGCCACTTGAATAGCATATGCCGGATCGCTCATTTCTTTGCCGCCGTTCTGAGTGCCTTGCGCACTGCCGCCCTAACGCGGTTACGCGCCTGTTTTCTCTTCACGCGGATGGCAGGCCGGAAAAACGGATTCGCCGGCATATCTTCCGTGCCAAACTCCTGCGCGAGCGCATAATCGTACTCGGGCGAATTACCCTTTTCGGTTTCGCGCACCGGCTTTGTGGTCGCTTCGCCACCCGCCAGAATGACCGCGCCAATTTGTGGATCCGGGAGAGGTTCGGAACGGATCGTTCCGGCAAGCGTCAAATCGTCCTTTGGCACAAGCGAGCGCTGAAGCATGTTGATTTCGCGGGCCTGCAACATAAGCTCCGCTTTCGCGCGTTTACGAACCTCGGCCGGAATGCGATCGAGTCGGCGCATCATCTTTTCAATGCCGATGATTTTCATGGAGCCACCCCACTGACGACAACCAGATAGACGCAAAGCGGGTCCGTCACGGTATCAGCCTCGCGGATCGCGTAGACCGTGCCGCGCCGAACATCGCGCACTCGCCAATCCGAGGTGATTTCACGCGTGCGCAGGTCTTTGCGCAGGCGTATTTTCATAATCGAGCGGCCTTGCAATCGTTCTGCAGTAACCGCCTCGCCACCGCCCGCATAAACGAATTGCGCCCGGCGTTCGAATTGTTTGACGAAATCGGTTCGATGATTGCCCGCGCCGTCATTTTGGGTTTGTCGCTTTTCGAGCGACACCCTTTCGCGCAGATCGCCGGAATTAATCATTCTCGGCCGCCTTTCTCGTAAGGCGAGGCGGCGACTTGATCCGCACGGCCTTTTTCTGCGCAATGGCCTGTTCGGCGCATTCTTGTTTCACAGAGCCAGACCATCCCGCCTTGTAAGCAATGGTGACACCAAAGACAGGCGGCCGATAATCGAAATCGGCCGTAAAACGGACGTGCGCCATAATGCACCTATCGATAAACGCGGTACGGCTGCAAAAGAGCATCGACCGCAAAGGGAAGATTGGCCACGGCCGCGCCGATTACTACGGCCTCGCGGTTCCGATACCAGTGAGCCACCAGCAGCAGCACGGCGAAGCGGATCGGCTCCGGCACGTCGCTGACAAAATCGCCGGCGTCATTTTTGCGGGCGCACCCGACTTTGAAGCGGATAAGGACGTTATCCCCACGACCGGAGACGAACGGCCAAGAGCCTGAAACCGGGTAAACCCCGCCGATATCGGCTTCGTAATCGGAGGCTGGAAGCGTCTGATAGGTGCCATCCGCACCGCGATACTGTATCGAGACCACCTCAAGCACGGGCGGGAACGGCAATGGAATGCCGCCGCATTCGGTTGAATAGAAATCCTGTACGGCCAATTCGAGGGTCTGGACACCCAGCGACTGACCGAGCCAGCCCGTGGGGCCGTCTATCCATGTCGTGGCCGCAAGAATAAGACCTTCGACAAAAGGCTCATCTTCTTCCGGCAATTCAGCCAGATGCCGGCGAGCGTCTTCGAGCGACACAATCGGTTCTGGCTTTTCCACGACACGGATAGAGGGGTTCATTATTTGGCTTCCTTTTTGCCGGCCGATTTCTTGCCGGTTGTGTCATCCGGTTCCGTTGTCGACGCCGACTCGCCCACGGCCATGCGCGCAACGAGTTCATCCATTCGCTTCTGAAAATCTGCGAGGCTTGCGGTTTTTTCCGAGATCTGGACTTCGAGGCCGGGAATGATTGCCAGCCTTGCGTTCTGTTCTTCGAGCTGCTTGCGCAGGCCGAGGATTTCCGTTTCACGCTCCGCAACGGTTGATTTCAGGCCAGTGATTTCCGTGTCGCGTTCTGCGACCGTCAGCACGAGCGTTGCGTTGCCCGCCTTCAGGACATCCAGTTGAACGGCCAACGCGCGGCCGGCTTCCTCGTCTGCGGCCTCGGCGGTCTTGGCCGCTTCGGCGTCCGCAAGCGCCTGCGCCTCGCGCTTTTCCTTGGCCTGTTTTTCGGCTTTTTCGTCGAATTCAACGAAAAGGCCAGCTTCGATAAGGGCTTTGGATTTTGCCCTGTCGTCAATCTCGATGACATCGCCACGGCGAATATTGCCATAGTCGCCAAAGTTTCCGCGTAGTGCTTTAAGTTTCATGCTTCTTCTCCATCGGTTCACAGAGCGGGCGGCCGAAGCCGCCCGCCTTAGTGAGCCGATGAAATCAGGCTGCAATTGCGGTCGTGAAATCGCCCGTAACCAGAGCGCCGGGACGCTTGACGGCGAGTGCCAGGCGCTTTTCTGCGCGGACGGTCAGCATGTTCTTGACGAAGTTGTCGCGGTCTTCCGAGGAAATAGCGACTTCCGTATCCATACGGTCCCAAACCTTCGCGGCCATGCCGAACGCGCCGACAAGGAAATCGTCCTGATCCATGGCAGCGGTCGAAACGACCGGACGGCCCCAGAGCTGCGGTCCCATCATCTGGATGATGGAAGCGAAGAGGTAACGCTTTTCGCCGTCCTTCATCAGCTCGATGGCGGCCCAATCAACCGGGTTAAGAACGATGCCATCAGCCGGGTATTCCGCAAGCGATGCCTGAAGGATAGCGAGGCGCAGGACATCAACCCGGTTCTTGCTTTCGATGGTGATACCGGCCGGCGCGAGGAACGCCGTCGCCTGCGGAACCAGACCGTGCAGGTTCTGGCCCGTGCCGTCACCCTTCAGGATTTGCGCTTCCTCGACAAAGTCGAGGCCATAACGAAGCTCGCCGTCGATTTCGCTCTGGAGCTGGGGAATATCGTCCATGGCCTGACGCGACACCGGAATCCAGTGAGCAATGGTGCGAACGTTGGCGTCGGCCGGTTCGTACACCAGATTGGATTCCGGCTTCATCATTCCTTCAGTCACGGCGGCCGCCGCAAGAACGCGCTGCTTCAGGCGAGCATACTCGATGCTGGTTGCCGTGGTGCGGCCCTGCTGCAAGAGCTGACGAATGAAAAGCTGACGGCGCGGCAGGCCGACAATTTCCGTATCGCGCTGCGGCGTGACCAATGCGCCGGCCGATCCGGCCGAAGTGGTGATCGCGTTATTGATGGTGACGGAAACTGCACCCTTGGAGCCGTTCTCGGCAAACTGCTTGATGGCAGTGTGTTCACCGACCATCTGGCCGAGGGATTTCGGCGCATCCTGACCGCCGCCCCGGCGAGTGGCAAGGCTCTGTTCCAGATCGGTATTGCGAGTGGAAAGCTGCTCGACCTTTTCCGTCAGTTTGTCGTGGGCTTCGGAAAGCTTCGACTGCGCCATGAGGAACTTGTCAGCCTGCTGTTTCAGTTCATCCGTCACCGAACCGGACTGCTTCGCCTGCTTCAAGGCTTCCTCGGCGGTCTGCTTCACGCCGTCCGTCACTTCCTTCAGGCTCTGCTTGACTTCAGCCAGAAGCTTTTCGACGTTCTGCGCCTCGTTACGGACAGAGCCGATGATCGAGCCGGGAACGGACGCCATCAATAGGGCGACCGGGAAAGACGGCATGGACGCCTTGCGCAGCATGGCAGGATGAGCGCCGACAAGCGCAATCATTGCCATGGTGGGCGCGGGTGCGGCACTGGATGCCACCGCATGGAACATGTGGCCGGTCGAAGGAACGGCGAACAGGGCGGCAGCGAAGAAGGCAAGCGCGATCGCTCCGCAAACAATTGCGAATTTTTTCATTGATTTTTCCTCTTAGTCCGAGCCTGTCAGGCGGACGTTTTCAAAGATTGGATTGTTGAAAGGAGGTCTTCGACCCCGGACAGAACAGCAGCGTTTTGCTTGCTGGTTAGGGCAGCGTCCTGCTTGCCCCCTTTCAGCGCCTGAATGAGTTCACGCCGCTCGGATCGCGACATGTTCAGTTGGGCGAGAAGATTATCGACCCGATGCGCGGCCACTACCGATTTGCCATTGGCAGAGTTTTCGGGAGTTTCTGCAACCTCATCGGATGAAAGAAGCGTATCCGCAAAACCCTTTTCGACAGCTTCAGCGCCGCCGATCCACGTTTCACGGTCGAGCATCTTGGCGATCTCGGCGCTATCCATGCCGGACCGCGCCACATAGATATCGACGGCCGCCGAGTCAAAAGGTTCGAGAAATTCCGCAACCTCGCGCAGCTGGTGACGGTCGCCCGAAGCAACTACCCACGCATTGTGGATCATCAGGAAGCCGGCGCGGGCAATCTGGATTTCGTCGCCGGCCATGGCGATGACTGACGCGGCCGAGGCGGCAACGCCGAGGATTTTGACTGTCACCTTGCCCTTGTGTTCGCGCAAGGTGTTGTAGATCGCCAGCCCCTCGAAATAATTGCCGCCCGGCGAGTTGATGTTGACGACAACATCCTTGTTTCCGATGGCGCGAAGTGCGGCGGCAATTCGCTTTGCCGTGACGCCTTCGCCCCAATAGTCCGCACCGATGACATCGAGAATGGAAATCGTGTTGTCTTCGGAGTCGGAAGCCTGCCGGATATCCGGGTTCCACGTGTCCAGCGCCCGCGCCGAGACACTGGATTGCAGCCCCGGACGAACGCCCATAGCCGCGCTGGGAAGTGCACGAAGTGTCATGCCGCCGCCTTCTCTGTTTCAGTTTGGAGCCATGCGCGCAATGCGGCGCGGGCTGCGTTTCCGTCGCTTGCTGCCCCCAGCGCCTTCAACGGCGCCAGATTGGTTTGTGCCGTCAGCTCGTCGCCACCATCCACACGCGGAAGATTGAGCTTGGCGCGGCCCTCGTTGCGGGTCATCAGGCCGTTTTGCGTCATGGTCGAGAGGAAGGCGGCCTTTGCCGCGCTATCCATCTGCAAGAGCGCTTCCCGATTGAACTCCGCATAGCGGCGGCGATTGCCGGTAGGCCGGATAAGCTGTTTTTTGATGCGCGCCTCGATCCGGTCGCAGAGCGGATCAATGCCGAGCGTCAGCCATGCCAGGAGGATTTGTTCAACGCCGCTGCCCCACATGGTCTGGCCTTGCGCAGCATGGCCGATAATGATCGGCGGCACCCCAAACCAGCGGCAAATTTCCTCGACGGAAAAGCGCTTGTTTTCGAGCATCTGCGCATCGACAGGCGAGAGTGAAAGCCGGTCATACTTCAGCCCAGCCTCAAGGATCATCAGTTTGCCGGCATTAGATGAGCCGATAAACTTTTCCATGATCTTTGCCAGATCTTCTCGCTGTTCCTTTTGCAACGTGGTGTTTGCCGAAAGAACGCCGCTTGCCTGCAAGCCTTTGCCAAATAGCTTGCCGGCCGCCTCATCAATGGCGATGGCAGAACCGAAGGCTTGAGACCCGAACCGGATTGGCGACAAACCAACGTCGCCGCCGAACCCGAAGCCTTTCAGGTGAAACACCTTGTCGCGGGGTAGAACCTCCGTTTTACCGCGATCATTGAAGGTGTATTTCAGCACATTTTCCGCGTCGCGGATCGGCGTGCAATGGGTGCTCGGCAGAGGTTGCAAGGCGCTCAATCTGGTGCCGATTTCGACCTTTTCCGCGTACCCGTTTCCGGTTGTCACCATCCACGCGACCATGGTTTCCCAAAATTCGAGCGGTGTTTGATCTTCGTTCGGGCTGTCACAAAGAACATCGACAAGATAATCGTCGGCATCGACTTTTACCCGGTCATCGTTGCCGCGCTTCTCGTAGATCGAGAGCGGGAGACAGGAAACGGCCTGCGCTGTCAGGCGAACACACGACCAAACCGTGGCGAGCTGCATCGCCGTATTGAGCGTCACCGTCTTGCCGGCGTGATTGTTCATGCCGTAGGCGGCTGCCCAGCCCGCGCCATCCTTCAGGTTCAAACGCTGTTGTTTTTCGGCTATCTGTTCGCGCGTCATGTTTGCTGGCGCGACGGAAGTGCCTCTTTTCTTTCGAGCCATCAAATACCTACCATGACAGGGTTGCGGATGAAGTCATCCAGATTGACCTTTGGGCGCTCGCGAGCGAGGGCAACACCTACCGCCATCGCCAAGGAAACCATGCCGTCAATGCGGTTGGATGCCTTCTCTTTGTCGAACATGCGCGCCTTGATCCGGTTATGCGCGTAAACGACCGAAGCAGCGCAGGAATTGAGCATCGGGTTAGGATCGACCTCAATGCGCTGGTCGTAGATCGCGTTTTCGAGCATGTTGATGCTGTGGTTCATCCAGAGATAAACCTCTTGCTCACCTTCCGGCGCATCCTTGTCGGTATGCAGAACATGTTTCTGAAAACCCTGCGGGTGCACCGTGAACGGCAAATGAACCCCATCATTTCGAAGGTTTTCCCTGAGCCGCTCAAGCCCGTACTTGTCAGCGCCGATTTCCTTCGGGCCATGCTTTGTGCAAATTTCAGCCACAGCATCAGCCAGCCAGGAATACTGCAAACGCTCACCCGGAACCGCCTCGATATGCCCTTCATCCCGCCAGAGCTGATAAGGCGATTGGTCCGTCTGTTCACGCGCTCTCAACGTATCTTCCGGCGTCCAGAACCACGTCTTGGCAGCAAGCTTCTGCGCGTCTTTGGTGGCATCAAGCACCCAAACCAGCGTCAACGCCGTGAAATCGTGGACCTGCGAAAGGTCGAGGCCGCCATAGCACGGCAGACCCGACCTAAAGAGATACTCAAGATCGAGCGGCTTCTGACACTTCATCCAAGCTTCGCGCCGGATCGCGGCCTTGTCCGATTGCGTCCACTCGCAAAAATGCAGACGGGCGATCTCGTTACGCTTTGAAGGCTGCAAGCGCGCTTGATCGACGTTAATCTTCATATCCTCCTTGGATATGATCACGTCCAAAAGCGGGTTCGCCTTCACCCAGCAGGAATCATCATTCTGCCAGTCATCGCCTTCATCAAGAGAACAAACGAACGCAAAAGTGCGGTCATCCTCCTTGATGCCGGCTGCGACCTTAACCGCGTGGTCATGCTCATCCCAACAAATCGAATTTCGATCATGCCCGGAATTGGTCGCCATGACTAAAAGAGGTTGCTTGCGGAACTTGAAGCCACGCTCAAGCATGTCGATCACTTCGCGGTTGGGATGCTCATGCACCTCATCGCAGAGTGCGCAGGAAGGACGTGGGCCGGACTGCCCGCCTTCTGCGGCGATTGGCTTAAAAAACCGCTTATCACCGGACTTGCTCATGTAAGTGAGCTGCCAGACCGGATTCTTGCCAGATGGTTTCAGCCTTTTAGACAGTTCGCGCGACTGGTCGCGCATAGCAACAGCGTCACGGAAAAGAACCTGCGCCTGCTCTTTTTTGGAGGCGGCGGCGTAAATCTCCGCTCGTTTCTCACCATCTGCAACGAGCATGTAAATTCCGATACCGGCAAGCAAGGGAGATTTGCCGTTCCCCTTGCCTTCTTCGTCGTAAAAACGCCTGAAACGACGAAGGCCGGTATCGGACCACTTCCAGCCGAACAGCGATCCGACGCGGAAAGCTTGGCTGGGGTGAAGTTGAAACGGTATGCCCTCAAATTGCCCGCCATTGAGGAAGAGCTTTTCCTCAAACCATCGGATGACTTTCTTTGCGGCATCAACATCCCACATTATGCCGCGCTCACCGCCGTCTCGCATATCGAGAAGATGGCGGCGGCAAGCATTGCGGATATGCGGCCCGGCGATAACTACGCCTTTAAGGACATCGGCGGCCCATGCCGTTACCGGGTCATCCTCATAAGAAATCTCCGGAATCTCGACATCAATCGAAACCGTCATCTCCGTCATCGAAATCAAATCCCATCTGCCCGGAGCTTTGCAGACCGCGCTCGGCTGCGGGAGTCATACCGAAGTCACTCGCAAGCGCTCGGATTTGCCGCCATGTCTCGTTGTACTGGCTGACTTCGGGCAAGCTTTTCTGTTGCTTACCGTTCCGCGTTTCCGTTGTGTATGTCTCGCCGTTCTCAAGCTTGACGCGCAACCGTTCGTGCCGATCAATCGTCCAGCAGAGCTGCCCGAACATGTACACGTTCGACTCATTCAGGCGGTTCTTGCGCGGGTCGCAAAGCGGCGGCGCAACCCTGTCCCAAATGACGGAAACCGACCACGGCAAGCCTTCAGGTTTCAATTCCGCAGCCCGCTGCAATGCTCTGGCCTCGAAATTCGCGCCTTTTTCCTCCGGATTATCCGTCAAAGGCACAACGTTTTCGCTTGAAGGCTTACGGCCTTTCATCTGCTAAACCCCTGATAAGAGTGGCTTTTTGTCTCCAATTTCCAGCTTTCTGCACAGAAAGGGATGACGCCGGTGTGCGGTCGAGGTGCCTTTTGACTTTTGACCCACCCCCCCTACCGTGACATTTTTGCCACGTTTCGACCATCGGCCGCGTTGGGCCGGTCGATCAGCGGTTCGCTGGGTGCTTCGGGTCTATCGGCCAGCCGTCCACGCCGGTAGCGGTTGAGAAGCCGCGATGTTCTTCGGCCTGCTTCGTTGCATCGTGATGAGGCTCACAAAGCGACTGCAATTCGCCGTACCAGAATTTGTTATAGTCGCCGTTATGCTTGTCCACGTGGTCAGCGACCTTGGCGACAGTCAGGCGGCCTTGAAGGCGACACATCCGGCAGAGAGGCTCCGTCTTGAGCTGGAGTGTGCGACGGCCGTTCTTGCCGCGCCATCTTGCCAGCCCATACCAGCCGCGCCACTCACGCGCTTCATCCGACCGTTGATCTTTGCCCATAACCTAGAACGCAAAAAGGCGACCGGGTTAGGGTCGCCTTTTGAACATAGCTATCGCACTGGCCTTGACGCGCTTCCTCAAAGACGAGGATGGCAAGGCTGGGTTCCGGATCGCTTCGCCCTGTAACCTGCTGGTTAGCTCTGGCAACGTCTAGCGTTGGCATCGGAGGGTTTACGGTTTCCGCAGTGGCCGTTGAGCGAATGACTCTCACAACTTTCTCAAAAGCGCAAGGTCCAATGTTACGTCGCGGGAGTACTCACCGAACCCCAGCACGCACACCCTCACACGCGGATTGCGTCCTCCCGACACCTGCAACACAAGGCAGTCATGGCCAGCGAATAGGCCATCAATGATGCGCGCTTGCTGTCCCTGCCCAATGGTCCTGTCAACCGGCATACGGGCCACGTCAGGTTCATCAAAAACCCTTGTGAAAACAGCCATATGGTTGACAGGGATTTCCGTGTAACGCTTGCCGTCACCAAGGATATCCAGAACATCTTTCACTTGTTTGACGGCATGGAACGCCTCTGCAACGGGCAACATCCGGACGAAAATATACCCGCCAAAAACCGGCTTCTCTGCCTCGATTTTCTTTCCAGCTTTGACGAAAACATGCTTCTCGCGAAGCGCAAAAACTTCAACGCCCGCTGTGGAAAGTTTCCCCTCAACCGTGAAATCAGCACCGCCCGCCACAGAAACGCAGAACCACCGCGCGTTATCTGGCTGCGATTCGAAGCGCACCGCCTTGGCAGGCTCAAGCATCATGGCATACAGGCGCTCCTCCCTTGTCATCCTCTTTTTCGACCATTGCGACGGCTCGACACCATCACCGGCACAAGCCCCCGCCTGCGCCCCTGAAACCTTGTTTGGCATACAATCAAACCTTGCTGATAAGCGTTGTGAAGCTATCCATCGCAGCGTCTACGGCTGCGTTGAGATCGGTAATGCCGAGGTCAACCGCTGGAAGCGGAACGTAATTCGGCGTGAAGGTGAAGAAGGGCCAGCCGCGACGGCTGTGAAGCAGCGCCCATGCCGCGAACAGATCGCTATCGCGCTTTACGGATTTTAGCTCTGACGAGAACTCCTCGAGGACGGCCGGGCAAAGGTACGGTTTGCCAGCCCGCATATCTGCCATCATCTCGTTGACGGCGGGCCAGCCGTGGGCCGCAAGCTTTTCCCGGCGCGTCTCGTCTTCGGTTTTCGTACCGTTTGCGATCCGCCCGCGATCAAACGTCGTGAAGACAATCGAGCCTGTCGGCGGCTGGAGCAGCATGGAAAACCGCGTCGTCATCCATAGCGGACTGAAAGACTTCGCCTCAATCATCTCCGGCTTTGCGGCCGTGACCGTCGAAGGCAATCGTTCCCAAGCCTTGTCGCGCAGGTAGTTCGCCGGGCTGGGCATCGCAGATTTGCCCACCCACTGGATGTAAGACGGCGTTAACCGGATGCATTCACGCCGCTCATTGTCGGAGAGCTTCCACCACTCGACACGTGCTTTCGTGTCGCTCTGGTTCTCATAGCCCGGCATAGTGGGGAGCCAACGGAGAAACTGGCGACGGATTTTCACCCGGTCCAACACGCTCCGCGCCCCCGCGCCTGCGTTCTTTTCTGGAGAGTTATTTGGAGAGGTTTGTGGAGAGGTATTATACGTGGGGAAATCCACGCCATCTAGGGGGGGAACTTCGCCCCCACTGCCGGGTAAATACTCCCCATCTGTCACCGGCGCGGAACCATCAAATTCCGGACTTGGAATCCCGGTTTCGCTATGGCCGTCAGGCCAGCGCGCGACATACGCCTTACGAGCATGTTGCGGGCCGCTAAACCCGGCCGATTCAACGACCAGCCAGCCCCGGCTTTCAGCTAGTGACAGGTGTTCCCGCACGGTTTTCCGGTCGCGGCCGCTCTTTTGGGACACGTCCGAGACGGATGGAAAGCAGCTATCGCCGTTTTCACCCATGAACTCGGATAGAACGCGGAGAATGTCGCGTGTCGTCGCTGGCAGATCGGATTCCCCGATTGCCCTCCGCCAGCGCCACACTCTGGATGATTGTTTTTGTGGCCTACTCATCGCGGCGCACCCCTTTTCCATTCGCGAAAATCTTTGTCGAACCGCCGCCACGCATCGCGCGCACGGCCGGGCTTGTTGAGGTCTTTCTTGGATTCGAAATTCAGGATCGATTTCAAACGGGCGTCAGCGGCCGTCTTGTCGAGCACGGGACCACCCGCCCCGCGCATTTCCAGAAAGCGCCAGAATGTCGGGTTCGAGATCGCGATAGAGGCGGCCGTGGTATAGTCAGGGCCAGAGGCCGCAGCCTTTAGTTTCGCTATCGTTCTCGCCGCCCGCTCCCCGACACTTAGGAACAGCATCAGCAGCTCGACCGCGCGGCCGACGAGGTCAATCTCACTCTTGATCGCGGCCGGATGGAACGTAGCAATTACGATCATTTCGCCGTCCGAGGACCGCGCGCTAATCAGGTGCACGCCGGTTTCGTCGGTTTCCAAAAACCAACGGTCGCCCCGCAGCCGTTCCGCGATGTATCGAAGGTGGTCGATAAACTCTTTTTCGTCGCGTTGCGCCATCATCAAGCCGCCCCTCCGGAGGGTTGAGCCAAATCCAGCGGCAATTCGATTTCGTCCGCACATTTTGCGGCGGCCTCCCGTCGCGACATTCCTTCTTCGGTTACGCTCAGCCAACTGCCGACATACGTCAGCCACTTGTCTTCAAGTCCGTGGATTGCCAGCCACGCACCCACCTCACCTTGCGGCCTGATGTTCGGTGAAATAGATTTCTTCTTCCCGTCGCGATACGGGGACAGCTCGTCTCCAGACAAAGCCCCAGCGCTTCTATCGGCCGGTTCGATGCTTCCAAGCTCAGCCATCACAGCCCGGGCATTTCGAACGGAAAGTGTGCCTTTGCCATTGAGCGCAAGGCCCACCGCGTTGAATATGCAATCCGCGTCAGTAAACCTGCGGGTCAGCAGCAAATCCCGCCAGTGCTTGTCCGAGCAAAGGTCTACGGCGTGATACCATCTCCACCCAGCTCCAAGGTCGCGGCCAAACTCATCATGCGGCTCCCATTCAATTCTGCACTCTGCTCTGTTTTCAACATCAGCAATAAACGCTGCGACTTGCGGCACTTCCCGCAACAACGGGTGGCGAAGCAGCAACTTGCTTTCCCCGCCCTTACGTCGCTTGCTTGACATGAACTCGATGGGAAAACGGAAAAGCCGGGAAGGCAAATCAAGGGTGCCAGGAGTTGTCAGGCCACGGTTTAATTCCAAAAGGAATTTCGCCTCCAAACCGGCCGCAATTATCTTTTCCTGCAACGGATCGTCTTCAACGATAACCGGCGCGGCTTCCATTGGCGCGACATCTTCTTCCACGTCGCCGGACTCGAAGCCCCAAAAATCCCACATACCATTCAGGCGAATATCGCCCCCGGTCAGGCTTTCTTTTCGCTGAAACAGTTCCAGCTTACGAAGCTCCGGCCACAGACCGTCAATTTTCTCCGCAAACCAGACCGGCTTGCGGCTATGTTCGGTTTTCGCCTCGGCGTACAGGCTTTCAGGCTGGGTTCCCATCAATGGCGCCATCGAGATATTGCCGCGCTTGGCGATCAACACCAGCTCGTGGCGGTCACGCACCCAGCGGCCCATGCCGATGTGCTGCTTATCCCAAACCATGCACGTGACGTATTCGAAGCCCCACGCCTGCAAGACAGCAAGACCGTCCGCGAGGCGATTAGCCGTTACCCAAAGAAACAGAACAGCGTCTTTCGTAAAAGGCGACTTATCGCCGGCACAAAGCGCCTTGATTTCCTCCAGCGGCATTGAAGGGTACTTAAGCCCCTTATCTTGCCCGGTTTCATCACTGTAAGCCTCTTGTTCCCATGGCGGGTCTGCATAGCCAACCGCATACGCAGCGCGCGGCATTTCGGCGCTTGCCTTACGACCACGCTCCGCGATGATGTTGACCATCCGAAGCCGGGAGGTGCGGTTGTCTTTCATCTCGGCAGTGCGGATAGCTTTCGCGACTTTCTTCAATTCGCGGACGTTCTGCTTTTCCGGCAGGAACATGGTGCGGATCGGCTTGGCAATCGGTTGTGCAACACCATTCCGCCCAACAACCTTTTCGTGGTGGGGAATTTCCCCACCATCAACGAGCCTTTGCCGAGCTGCGGAAACCGTCTTGTGATCGACACCTAAATCTCTAGCGATGGCGCGGTTTGAGACCTCCGGCGAGTCTTTCAGGTGGGATTCAATCACCGCCTGCTTTTGCGCTCCGGACAAATGCCTCCTCGCAAAATTGAGCGAGCGGGCATGAGAACGTTTGCGCTCCTCGGTCAGGTCATGACGCACGAAACGCGGCCAATCGGTCAGGCCAAGCATCTTGCAGATTGCAACGCGATGATGGCCGTCTAGGATTTCGCCAGCGTCATCATACTCGACCGGCACCTTTACGCCGTTGAGTGCAATGTCATCGTGCAGCGCCTTGAAATCGTCATCCGACAGAGGAGGCAAAAGCTGATACGGGCCGGTAACAACGATCCGGGTGCCTTCGGTTGTCTCGATCAATTCGAACCCCCTGCCCGCGATCTATGCGGATCATTAACGGTTAGATTTTCCGCACACCGTTCGCCGGATACGCCCCGGCCAAGCTGCTTTTCGGCGGCTTGCGGATGAATCTGAAAAGCCGCGCTGGCGAGAGCGCGGCGGACAGGAAACGGAAGATTGTCAAAGCGAGCCATCAGGACGGCCTTGTCCGCGAGTGGCGGCGGATTAAAGCGGGAACGCTTGCCCATCAGTGCACCCCCATCAGCTTGTGCAAATAGGCTTCGCCGCGACCCGTAAGGAGAACGACCTTGCAGCGCGGTTTGTCACGAAGTTGGACATAGCCCGCCTGCTGGCATGCCTCGGCGCTTTGCCGATCAAACAAACGCACGAGCTGGATGCGCCCGCCCGCGTTTTTCAGCATGCGAAGAAACGCCCGGTCGCGGTCGGAAATCGGTTTCTCTATGATTGGCTGGACGAGATGGGGAGACGGTGGACGGACATTCATAGTCAGCCCTCCCCGAGATTTGCAGCCAACTCGTGCAATTCACGCTGCAAGTCGGCAATCTCGATTTTGATTTTCTTCCGGTCAGCCTCGCATATGCGATCATCGGCGCGCGCCGACTGGATAGCACGGACGAGGTCCATGGCTTCGCTCATGATATCGACGGCATCACCATCGGTAATGCGCCGCGTCCCCGGCAGGCCGCTCTTTGGGACAAGATGAAAGCCGAGAATTTCAGCCATCTTGCCGGTAATAACCGGGTGTTTTGCGGCCGTGTCGAGGTCGATGGCGACATCAACAGGCATGAATAGCTCATGATGTTCGGCACTGGACGAGCCGTAGCGGGTTAGCATCGAGCCATTAACGCGCGTCGTGAAAGCGACTAGTTTAGTGCCGCCAGCGAGTTTAAGGCCGACTTCAACGGCGCGTTTCAGTCCCGCATAGGCTTCTTCGGAAAAGGGGCGCATCAGACCTCCAGAGAGATTGCAATGAAAAATTTCAGGCAAAAGATTCAGTGAACGGCAGACGCCCGCGCGATAACTTGCCGGTCAGATTGTCGAAGCTCTCAGGGGAGCCAGTACGCAGATGACACAGAGAACAGCGCGCCGGGTTTCGCTCGATTACCCAAGATGCCAAGCGAACCCGGCGCGGATCGCAGCAGGCCGAGAGGATTGGCCGCGCGAAAACAAAACGAGAGCGATCATTTCGCGCTCTCCCTCGGCCCATAAACATCAGGCCGTATTTCGTGCCGGGAAATCCCGGTGATTCGCTCGAAATCCAAGACGCGCTCCGCAGGGACGCGTGGCCAGCGATACAAAGACGTGTGCTTGATCCCCAGCCCGCGAGCTAGAGCGACAATTCCACCGGCTTTTGCAGCCCCATTTCGAACCAGATCGATCATGCGGGCGAAGGTAGGTTGTGCCTACATATTTTGTCAAGCGATTTGGTAGGTGCAAAATGGTAGGCAATGACTACAAGTATGCTATGGACACGCTAGGCTCACGCATCCGTTATGCGCGCAGAATGAAAGGCCTCACGCAGCAATACGTTGCGGATGAGTTGGAGATTGCACGCGTCAACGTGACCACATGGGAAAGCGACCAGACAAAGCCAGATACCGCCCGAATTCCGAAGCTCGCCCAAGTGCTTGGCGTCTCCGAGGGCTGGCTATTGAGCCGCACCGGCGACGATCCGCAGCCGAGCAAAGAAAGCTCGAAATTCAAAACCGAACGGGTGAAGATAGTTCCCGGCAGTCAGCTGGTCGGCTTTGAAAAAATGCCTGTCTATGCTGCCGCGCAAGGCGGCGACGGTCATGTGATTGTGTCGTTCGATGCTGTGGATTATGTGAAGCGGCCGGCCGAACTTGAGAGTGTCAGGGGTGGCTACGGCCTTTTGATCGCGGGGGAATCAATGATTCCTGCATTTCGCGGAGGCGATATGGCGCTTGTAAATCCGCACCTGCCCCCAGCACGCGAGAAGAACGTTATTCTCTACCACACACCACCGCACGGCGGCGATGTGGAGGCTATCGTCAAGCAGCTAAATAGCTGGAATGATAGAGAGTGGTTCTTGCAACAATGGAACCCCGTGCGGGAATTTACCGAGTTTCGCCAAGAATGGCCCATATGCCATCGTGTTGTTGGTCGGTACGACGCGCGCTAGCTGGTCAGCTCCAGCAATTCGCTCGGCATATCTCCGAACTGGCTAATTACTTTCGCATCCTCCCAATCGTCCGTTTCTGGATCGCCGGTACGTGAAAAAGCGACCACGCTGGCGCTTGTTTCCGCAAGCTTTTCCGCCACTCGTTCGCAATGCAAACGGTCTCGCGCTGGGCGCGGCAGGTCAGCAATCAGCATGCCCTTTTTCCCGCGCTGAAACGTCTGGACGACGAAATACGTAATCATCACGATTTCCTTTGTTCTCTATACGTTCTTATATACGACTCAACTCGTAGGCTGAGTCCAGCGGAAAATTCACGTAGTCACAACCTACCTTTTTCGATTGACAATGTAGGTAGGTTAAAACTACCTTCGCGCCATCCCACCCCGTTGAACCCCTCGGCGGATCGGGAACCAATGGCCGGGCGCATTCCCCTCGAAATGAAATGCTGCCCGGCCACATCAAACAGGATGGAGAACCCGGCATGAAATCCAGCAGAACAAACAAGGGCGAAAACGAGCGCCTCATCACTGAAATGGCAGACTATATCGAAGAGAACGGCGACAACTGCACCGAAGCGACCATGCTGTGCCGGTACACGCAGAACGAGGTTGCCACCTGCTTTCCTGCGGCGCGTGACGAAGCGCACCGCCGGCGCTTGCAGCGCGCGGCCTGACGCGTCCGTTTTGATTTCCGCACCTTCGCCTGCGCAGGCAGGTGCGGCTTTCCGAACGGACGGAGAGGCAGAATGCCAGCAAAACCCAGCATAAGCATGCGTCAGGTGAAGCCCACGCGGGATCGGCCCGACTGGCAACCCCGCAAGATCATCACCCACACAATCGGCGGGACGGTCAGCCTTCCGGCCGTTTCCATGCATCTTGCTGCGATCAACGAGCGCCGAGGCAAGCCACGGAAAGGGAATGCCGCGTGACGAACCCCGCAACCCAGCTCCGGCCGAAGTCCCTCTTTCGCGTCGTCTATCGCGACGGTGCGGCCGTCATCACATCCGCCACCAGTTCGTTGCAGGCCGAGCGCAACGCCGTCAGCAAACGCCCAGGTGTCGTTAAGGAAATCATCTTCCTGAAAAGGAATGGCCAATGACCGGAAGTAGCAAGCGCCGGCGAGATGCAGCTTATCGGCTGGGGTTTGAGGCTGGACGCATGGAGATGCAAGACCCGGCTCTTTCAGACGTGGCGCGCGTAATCAAAGAAAGCGGTGGTTGGTGGCACTCGTGTTCCGGTTGCTACGACACGGAAGACGGCCACCCCACAGCACCCTATCCGCATAGCCCGGCGCTGGGATGCGACGTGGGCAGCGGTTGCCACGAATGCGGCGGCCTTGGAGCCGTATGGGAATACTACAGCCCCGAGCAATTGGCAGAAATGCAAAAAGATGGAGCCGCCGCATGAAACATCAGGCAACCTTGTTCGGCGGATCGGCGCGGCTTGTCTACGATGAAGCCGTAGAGATGACGCTGCAATCAATGCAGGCTTATGGCCCCGGCCATGATCATTGGGTTTTCGCCTTTTCGGGTGGAAAGGACAGCACCGCCACATTGACGGTCATCCTTCATCTGATCGAGGCCGGCCGCCTGCCCCGGCCCAAGTCGATTTCTGTTCTGTATGCAGACACGCGCATGGAGTTGCCGCCGCTTGCCATTGCAGCGCACCACCTGCTTAAACGACTTAGCGCGGCCGGCATACATTGCGAAGTCGTGACAGCGCCAATGGACAAGCGCTTTTATGTCTACATGCTGGGCCGTGGCGTGCCGCCGCCCAACAATAACACCCTTCGTTGGTGCACCCGCCAAATCAAGGTTGATCCTATGACCGCCGCCCTAGAGCGCCGGATTGGCGAACTCGACGGCACCATCCTCATGATTACCGGCGTTCGCCAAGGCGAAAGCGCCATCCGCGATGGTCGCATTGCTATGTCTTGCGGCAAGGATGGCGCGGAGTGCGGACAAGGCTGGTATCAGCAGGTTATGCCGCAAGCTAAAGGCGTTCGCGGGAAGATCGCAACACTTGCACCCCTCCTGCACTGGCGCGTTTGCAACGTCTTTGACTGGCTGAAAATATATGCCCCCATGGCTGAATATGGATCATGGGAAACCTCCATGGTTGCAGATGCCTATGGTGGCGAAGAGGCCGAGGAAATCAACGCACGGACGGGCTGCGTGGGCTGCGCCCTTGCGGCCGAGGACCTTGGCCTAAAGACCACTATCCGAAATCCCTACTGGACATACATTGCCCCGCTGCTTGGACTGAAGCCGCTGTACCGCGAGCTGAGACTGCCGCAACACAGATTGCGTAAGGCCGGTATCGAGCGCCTTCAGGACGGCTCTATTGCCGCCAATCCGCAACGCATGGGACCGCTGACATTCGAAACCCGGTTGATGGCGCTGGACCGCATTCTTTCCATTCAGTCAGAAATCAACGTAGCGGCGGTCCAGCTCGGCAGGCCGACCATCGATATCTTGAACAGCGAGGAAGAGGCGCGGATCCGCGAACTGATCGCGGCCAAGACGTGGCCCAACGGCTGGAGCGGCGACGAGCCGACCGCCGATGTTCCGCTTGATACTGTTTACGCTGACGGCTCTGTACAGCCGCTGTTTCTTTAACGAAAGGAAACGTCATGCACCGCGCACCGATCACGGATAGCGAACTTCAACAATGGGCAAAGGTCCGCGCTGACGATGCCGGGCATTTGGCGCGCGAGCTGGTCGCGCACCGTAAGGTGTCCGGCGCAGCGATATTTGTTGGCATGCGTTGCACTGGCTGCGGCTCATCCATGAGCGACGCGGAGTTGGCGAAAGAAAAAGCGAAGCGACCGACCCTTGTTTCATGCTGCCCAGAAAGAAGCATGGTACCGACTTACGAGGCTACATCCGCTGCTAGGCAAGACCCGGCACTTTCGGACGAAAACCCGATGCGTTTCTTTGCTGAAAACGTGGACAGATGGGGCGCACTGGAGTGGTTCAACCGTTTGGTGGACGCCTGTGAAGATCACGACCGCAAACGCACTCTGGCCTTCCGTTGCACTGATTCCGATGAAAAAGACATGCTTTCACTCTCTGCCGATACGAGCAAGATGATCATGTCTTCGTCGGCGCTCCATTTGGCGAGAGATCATGCGGACGAAATTCGCTCTGCCCTCTCCCCACAGGTGCAGGACGCGGAGGACATCCCGCAATCGCCTTGGCCCGCATCGGATTGGGCTATCGGACGGATAAAGGAGCTTGAAGCGCAGGCGGTACCGATAGGGTGGAAGCTTGTTCCAGAGGAGCCTACGAAAGAAATGTGCGAAGCTGCACCGTCTCTCCCCGCTATCCACGCAATCGATGATCTGCCGTTGAAAAAATCCGGATGGAGCATGAGTGCTATCGTCAACCGTAAGCGTTACCGCGCCATGCTCGCCGCAGCACCCGCGAAGCAGGACATTGCCGCGCTAGAAACCCAGCTGCAACATCTCATAACGACGCGCCCGAAAAAGGCGGCGCTTGCCGCGCTCGATGACGACACGCGGATGTGGTTCGTCGCCCAGCTCACCGGCACGGCCAGCGGCAGCATACCTATCACTGAGATCGAGGCTTTGGTCGCGCGGCACCTTCCACCGGCCGTGGACGACACACTCGTGAACTGAGGGAGGGGCAAGGTTTTTCAGGCGGCGAAACGCCATCACAGAGGAAACTTTGTGACGCCGCTTGCAGAATCACACGGAATCACTGTTACATGTAAATATGAGTACAAATGACATACGCACAGACAGAGTTAAGAAAGCCGTCGCGGCGCTAAGAGCAAAGCGGGCCGCCGCTGGGTTTGTGAATGTCAGCATCGCCATGCCGGGCGATATTGTAGCAGAGATTGACCGTTTAAAGCAGGAGCGTGGGGCATCATCCCGCGCACCCATTTTGGAAGAGGCCGTCAGGTTTTATTTAGAACAAACAAGGGCATAAAATAAAAAAGCCCGCCTTTGGCGAGGCAGGGCTTTTTTGGGATAGCAGTCAAAAACGATCTTGAGAACCGTAGAACAGCCTCAAGATAGTGCAGAATTAACGAACTCGCAAGATGTTAGGGCTTGCGGGAGCGCTGATTTTTTGCCTGCTGTCCATGCCCTCCTTAGAGAGGACACAGGAACATGTCGCAGCTATATGGCGCGACGCAGGCCTTGGCGCGTGCAAGCGCCGGCACGAGCGTTGATCAGATTGCAGACCTGCTTAAGGCAATCGCCGGCTACACCAGCCGCGCCCAGGTCGAGAACTTCATGCGTTTGTTATTTGGCCGCCTGCATCATGCAGCGGGCGGAATGCTGAGCGACGATCAGGCCGAGCTGTTGCAGAAAATGGCGCAACGGCACGTCGAGCAGCTGGACGAGGCGCGCGAAAAGCGCTTGCCGCCTACCAAGAGCTGGTTCCCGATCCGGGCGAAGTCGAACAAGTCTCGCGAAGACGCCGCCACAGGCCAGCGCGATCCGGACCGGTGGGCGCGCAAGCAACGGCTGGGCGGCTTGGCCTCCCTTCCCCCGACCGAAGAGTATCAGGGCATCACCGAGGGCGAACGGGCCGTGCTTTACATCGTCGCCGCAGACGTTCGTGAATTCGGATCCTGCCGATGCACCGTGGCCGAGATCGCCGACCGCGCCGGCGTGGGCAAGACAACGGCAAAGAACGCCATCAGGAAGGCACGGGAGCGCGGCATGCTGAAAGTCACGCACCGGCCACAGTGGCGCAGCAAGTGGCTTTCCAACATCATCACCATTGCCTGCAAGACGTGGCTCAACTGGCTTAAGAAATTCCGGCCAAATCTTGGGTTTAAGTTTAAGGGGGTCAAAAAACCGGCGTCCACAGATACCTACGGTTCTAAAGATATAAAAGGACAGCCTTCAGTTCAGCCAGAAGGTGGCCCTTCGGGCCGCTTTCAGCGGTTTGCTAGTCGCAAACCACCATCTGACTGACGGCTGAGGTGCCAGCCTTCACTAATATCACTTGCGGATAGGTTCTTTGGCTCTTGAGAGGCAGCAAGGGGAAATCTCGAATGGAATATTATTCCATATCGCCCGGAGCGGCATCAGGTGGTGCACCTTTAAGGCGAGCTATCGTCTGCCGGCTGACGCCGTGTTTTCGGGCCAAAGCCGAGACGCTGGCGCCGGCCGCCAACTCCGCTCTTGCTGCCTTTGTCTGCCGGTCCGTCAGAACGGGCGGCCGGCCGAAGCGCTTTCCCTTTTCACGCGCCCGCGCCACGCCGGCTTGCGTTCGCTCAATCAGCAAGTCTCGCTCAAATTGAGCCATGGCGTTCAAAATGTGCATCGTCATCGTGCCGGCCGAGCTGGTCAGATCGAGGCCGCCCAGCTGGAGGCAATGGACCCTCACCCCGTTTTCCGCGAGCATCTTGACCGTGCTGCTGACATCGATGGCGTCACGGCCGAGCCGGTCCAGTTTCGTGACGATCAAAACGTCTTCCGGCTCGAGTCGGTCGAGAAGTTTCAAGAAGCCGGCCCGCTGGGAAACCGGCGTGCTTCCGGAGATTGTTTCCGAGACGATCCGGCGCGGCATGATGTTGAAGCCAGCCCGTTCGATTTCCGCGATTTGGTTTTCGGCCGACTGCCCGGCCGTCGAAACACGCGCGTAAGCAAAAATTCGTGACATTCACCGCCCTGCCCTGTCCAAAAGTAACGGGGCTATTATTGGTCATGTCGCTTTTGCGGGAAAGAGGGTTTTGAACAGGTGCCGGCGACGATGGCTATATGCGGACGGTTTTGAGCATGCGCCGAGGTCAAAGCCCGGAAACGCAAGTCGATGAATGAACATCGATTTTTCACCGATATAGAAATTAATGCGGCTTTAACTTTCATCACTCGACACACGCATTTCCGTCCGCGCGCTTCATTCATAGCGCGTTAGCGTTAACGTGCGTCAATGTTGACGCAGCAACGTTAATCATCGTGCTTGTTAACGCTGCATAAAGTATTATGCTGCATCGTGACGCTACAACGTTAATCAGGAAGGACGCGCAATGCCCGTTATCGCAGTCGCAAATCCAAAAGGTGGCGCGGGAAAATCTACGACGACACTCGTTCTCGCAACAACACTTGCGCGCCAAGGCGCATCGGTCACAGTCCTTGACTGCGACCGGAACCAGCCCATTGCCGGATGGAGGGCAGGGGGGTCAAAAAACCCCGTGATAGTGGACAGCGCCATTGATGAAGAAAGCTTCAAGGAAAAGCTGGACCATCACCGCAGGAAAGCGCAGTTCGTATTTGTGGACCTCGAAGGCACCGCCAACCGTCTTATGTCTCGCGCGCTTTTCAGGGCGCATCTGGCAATCATTCCAATTCAGGCAAGCCCGACCGACGCGGAACTTGCCGCCAAAGCTATCCACCTGATCAAGGATGAAGGTGAGTCTTTCGATAAGGTCATTCCGTACCGGGTGCTATTCACTCGCACATCGCCACAGATCAAAACCAAAATCGAGCGCCAGATTTTCAAGCAACTCAGCGGTGGGGAAATTCCCCAGTTCGTAAACCATCTAAACGAGCGCGCCGCTTACAAGAGCATGTTCTTTCATCAACAGGACCTGGACGAACTCGACCCGGCCGAGGTCAACGGACTCCCACAGGCGCGCGATAACGCCCTGAAACTTACAGCCGAACTAGTTGATATGGTTGCACAGAAGGAAGCCGCAGCATGAAAGACCTTGGATTTGGCAATCGCCTTGCAAGCATCAAACCAGACAACGAGCCGGAAAGCGAAATTTCAGACCGGAAGCTGGACGAGGTGGCAGAGCGCCACGGCTTTACGTCCCGCGAACCCACGCAGAAAATTGTAAGGCGGAAGGAAGCGGAACCGTCAGCGAACCTCAACATCCGGCCGCCGATTTCAACGTACAATCGGTTTGTTCAATGGGCGATAGACAACAAGTTAAGCTATCCCGAAGCCCTTAAAGAACTAATGGACCGTGCCAAAGTAGATTGACGCATCTGCGTTAACGCACGTCAATCAATCGGCCGCCCAACCGTAAAAAGGAGGCGGCTTCACTTTGTCAGCAAAAAACTTACATCACCCCTTGCGCTATGTAAGCAATAAGCTTACATTCGCGTTGTTCTTAATAGTGAGAGAAAGGGTTGGCAATGGTGATGTAAGGAGATGACATGTGATAAAAAGTTTTAAAAACAAGGCGCTATACGAGCTGTTCATCGATAAGACGACAGCCAAAATCGACAAGAAAATGCACAAACGCATTCTCCTTCGACTAGATCGCCTAGAGCAAGTCGCCGCAGTAAATGAAATGAAACTTCCGGGTTTCGACTTCCACTCTCTGAAGGGTTTCGACCCCACGAGATATACGGTTCATATCAATGGCCCGTGGTGCATCACATTCGAGTTTTGGGATGGCGATGCATACAACGTTGATTTTGAACAGTACCACTAATGGAACCCGCACCAGCCGTATAGAGTTTCTACGGCTGGTGCCCACGACTACTACACAACGACCACAAGAGGACACGACGAACACTTTGAAGTGCACGTCCCACAGCTAGGAGACGAGAATGGCTTATGAGGTAGAGAGGCCCCTTAAGAGGTGCCCATCTCATCCGGGCGCATTACTCAATGATATCATCCCGGATACTGGGAGGACTAAGGTAGAGATAGCGAATATGCTGGGAATTTCCCGACAGCAGCTATACGACATCGTAAATGAGAAGAAGCCCATATCGCCCAATGTTGCGGCGAGGTTGGGAAAGCTGTTTGGGGATGGAGCCGCCATCTGGCTCAGGATGCAGGCAGCTCACGACGCTTGGCAGGCAGAACATAATGTGGATCTCAACGACGTACCCACGTTAGAAGTTGCCTGATGCGGAGCATATGACCAAAAAGGAAGCCGCTCGCTATCAAGAGCGGCTTTTTTTGTATCTCGCCATCTACAGCTTTCTGCGCCTACCCCGAACATGACTAGGAACTAGAAATCTAGATGGTCATCATCTGGCGAGACAGACAGGAGCGCTTCGTGGGCGGCATCGACGAAGGCGGCGCGAGCATCTTCCGGCCGATCATCCAAGCCATTTTCAAGAACGGCAGAGCAAACCATAAGGGCAGTTATATAGGACTGTGCATCGGAGGTTCCCGGCCAATTGTCGAGAAGACATCGAGCCAAGTCCGTGACCGTTTCAAGGGTGTCGAAATCACCCCAATTGATCGTAACCGGCTCGATTTTAAATCTATCCATACAATCAGCTCCTGCACCCGAAATCTTTACAATCGTTTTTCAGGCTACCATGTAAGCAGAAATGAAGAAAAACCCCGACGATCCCGGACCGGAACCGCGCTACCGCTGGCGCGAGACGTGGCCCAACGAAGGCCATGAAGATTATCAGGCGTGGGACGGCGACCGGGCATTCGGCCGCATCATGCTTGAAGTCAACGGCGCCATGAGGACAAAGTGGCGCTGGTCTATCAGTCGCATCAAGGGCGTAAAACAGACTATCTTGCCGCATAACGGATGGGTGGATTTTCCACGAGTGGCGGCGGCAAAGGTCGAGGACGCATACGAGCAGATAGCGGCGCTCAATAGCTTGACGATCAATCAGCCACCACGGAAGCGCTAGGAAAAATCATTTCAGCGATTGCCGGCGCTAGATCCTGCAGGATGAAACATTCGTTCGTAACGGCGTAATTATGTTGCGGGATCCGGAGCGCCAGGCCGCGCGATCGGCGCAACAAATTGGAATGTCATTCCCGACACTGGAGGCAACAAACGCAAAAAGCCGCCCGGCGTAAACCGAGCGGCTTTCGTGTTTAAAGCAAAGGCAGGTTCGGAATGGCAGGTTCTTTGCCATCGAGAATGACGACTTCGCCAACCTCTTTTCCCTCGCCGCCTCGAATGGTGTAGGTCAGCGAAACCGGCGTCATGGGATAGCGTGCGAAGATTTCGCGCACCTCCGGCCGGTCATTGAGGGAGATCATGAAGCGGCCCTTGATCGTGCTGAGACGTTCGGCCATTTCCGCAAAGTCATCCCGCTTGAAGACGTTCTTTCCATAGTCGTTCTCGCAGCCGAAATAAGGCGGGTCGAGGTAGAACATCGCGCCCGGCCGGTCGTAACGCTCAATGAGCGTGCGCCAGTCAAGGCACTCAATGACGACGCCGGCGAGGCGTTCGTGCACCTCTTCCATGATCGGCGTCAGCCGCGTGACGTTGAACCGCGCGCCGCCCGTGGTATCGACGCCAAAGGTTCGGCCGGAAATCTTGCCGCCGAACGCCAGCTTTTGCAGATAGAGGAACCGCGACGCCCGTTCCAGATCGGTCAGGGTAGCAGGATCGCACGCGGCCAGCCGCTCGAATTCACGCCGTGATGTAATCTGGAATTTCATCACCTCCATGAGCTGGGGCAGGTGACGTTGCAGGATGCGAAACAGCGTCGTCACGTCGCCGGAAATATCATTGATGACTTCGGCTCGTGGAACAAGGCGACGACGAAAGAATACGCCGCCCATGCCGGTAAACGGCTCCACATAAAGGTCATGCGGGATTTGCTCGAGCAATGCAGCAATCCGGCCGGCGAGCTGCTTTTTACCGCCGAGATAGGCGGCAGGAGGGGAGACCGGCCGCACTTCGGAAAACTGAAAGAGATTTTGCATTTGTCTAAGACCATCTTTTCTGACAAACCGCACCGGCCTGCGCAGGCGAAGGGTGCGGCAATGATCTTTGATGTTGTCGGGCGGGGTATGACGCCAATCTGCACCCGCTGTTGCAGCCGTGAGGCTGCGGCCACCCGAGGGCGGCAAAAGAAACGGGCCGGCGAGGGGATAACCTGCCGGCCCGTTCGTTTTCAGATTTTTCCGAGGATGACGGCCGCAATACGCTTCAGCACGTCCGCGAAGGACACGCCGAGTGAAACGCCGGCAATGCCCATCACAGTCAATCCGCCAACGCCCATGAGCTTCCAGCGTTTCACATCGTCCGTCACGGGCTTCATATCCGCCACGGCCGCTTTCATCTTGGCCGCATCCGCTTCGAGCTGGCGCACGTCTTCCGTGACTGGCTTCATTTCGGAAACGTCCTCTTTGACGACAGCCATGGATTGCTCGACACCCGAGACGCGATTGACCAGCTCATCCATGCGCTTGTGCACCACGGCCCGGCTTGCGTTTGCCATATCTTCGGAGCGCCGCGCTCCGTCCTCGATACGGCGGATAGACTCTTTCAAGCCGTTCATACCTTCGAGAAGTTGCCCCATCTGCTGATGCATAAGCAGATCGTTGTTATCAGGTGGTGCCATAGCCCCGTACCCTTCCACCCGTTATTACGGCTTCACGCCGCACAGCTCGTGAAGCTTTGTGTTTTCAGTGAGGATTTGCCGCTGCGTTTCCGGCGTCATGGCATCGTCCATTGACGGCCTGATAGGGCGGGCCACGTCGCAGTAATTACCGCTTGTCACGCATCCACCCACGAAGACGCCGATTAACGTCAGCATCGTCAGCTTTGCGAAAATCATCTTCAATCCCTCGCGCCTTTGCGGCGGATTTCGCGTTGCGCTTGAGCTGTTCGGCCGAGGCGTCCGCCTTGCCGGCCGAGCGGCCATAAAGAAAAGCGCTCACAACGAATGTGAGCGCCACGCCGGCAACCGCCAGCCATCGTTTCAGAGCGTCCAGCATGTCAGGTTGCCTTTGCCCGGTTGATGGTGATGCGGCCGGAGCTGATCAACCAAACCAGCACGCCGGCCGCTACGGCCGAGAACACCAGACTGCCAAAGGCCCACGGATTGGAGATGGCGCCAAATAGCGTTGCACCGCTATCGGCAAAGTCCTTCGCATCGCGGACAGCGCCAAGGCCGCCAGCGCCAAAGGTGCCGGCAATGATCGCCCAAAGGGACCGGCTCTTTGCGGCCGGCACGTTGTCCGGCTGCGCATCGAGCGCGGCAACATCGGCCGGCTGACCGTTGTAGCGGGCGAGGGTGGCCGCCTCCAATGCATCAAGGAAGGACTTGTAATAGCCGGCGATCAGCTTCGCCTTATCGGTCCCGTTCACAACTGCCCGAGCGCCGATAGGGTTATCGGCTTTGAAATTGAAAAACTCGGTCAGCTTTCGGCCGGAAAACAGGCCTTCCAGCATGCCGACGATAGCAATCTCGGCGCTGATATCGAGATCAAGGGCGAGGGTGGGATTGCCGACAAGATCAACGTTGATCCTCTTGCCAAGTTTCTCGTAGTTCCGCTTGTGTGTAAGCTGGATATCGCCTCGGCCGAACCAGCTCTTACCGTCCTTATCCTTGCGCCAGTACGGCGTTTTAACCTGCGGCAGCCTTCCGGCCTTCCATGCCTTTTCAAGCGCAGCGATTGCGCCGGCGTCGGTTGATGCGAGGGTTTCGCGCACCGGCAGCATACGGCCGCCAGTTTCATGAAACACCGATGCCAGGATGTAGGCGAGGAGGCGGTTATTGTCCGATCCGGTAATCTTGTGAGAAGCCCAGCACCGGAAAAGGGCATTCATGCCGTCAATCTGGCCCTGCGAAAGGCGGCCACCAAAAGGCGCGCGCCTCGCATATGCGAAGAACGTTGTCATATCCATTGAGGATATCTCCTGATTTTTTAGGGGAGGGTGGCGCTAAACCGCGCCGGGTTTACTGCTGGGAGGAGGGCGCAAGGATTTGCGCCGCCCTTTCTTCACCGAAAAGCGATGTGGCGAGCTGTTGCAGAAGCGGCCACAGTTCATGGTCGCTGCGGTAGGAGTTGGCACTTTCGAAGATTTTGCGGGTGCGCATTGGCTGGGTTTCCATGGCGGAAAACACCTGAGCAACTTCCCCGCTGTTTCCATCCTCGCCGCCGTCCAGACGCGTCCAGAAATCGACGGCGTAAACGGTCGTGACCGGAGCCGGGACGACAGGGGCTTGAAACTCGCCGCCCACCAAAAGCCAGCCGAGCTGGGGAATAGCTTCGCCGGCATCAAGCTCGATCAGCTCGAATTGAGGCGGCAGCGAAAGCATGGACACATCAGCACTGATGCAGGATGCAATGCCATTCACGACGGCCACCTTAGTGGCTCCCGACGTGTCAGCACCTAACGCGAACTCGTAAAACAGTCGGCTCCATGCATAGAGATCCGCTCCGTCTGACTGCCGCCGCCAGAACAGGGTGTTAGCAGGCATTCCAAACGGAATTTCGTCGGGAACATAGTTTTCCCATACGCCACGATTTTTCATGAAATCACCTTTAAGCCTGCGCTACTGTTACCCAGTTACCGCTCAAGTCGGTTTGCTGAACCGTTCTATGCCTGATGTTTCGAACGCCCCAGGCCCCATCCAGGAACATTCCCGTCACGAACCCGCCCGCCGCGGCATCGTTCCACACAAATGCCGTAGTGCCAAACTCAGCCAAAGCGCCAAGCCGAACCCTTCTGGCTGTCGTGACAAGGGATTGTATTTCCGCCTGAGTGTAAGTTTCGGACTTGGCGTAAGCCGTTGCGGCTGTGCGTATCTGATTGCCATTATGCGTTAAGGACCCAACGCCGAAATTGATTATTCCCGATGTTGTTGCCCCATCATATAAGTCAATATTCCACTGCGGCGCATTTGGCGTCTGGGTGAAATACAAAGTCGGCTTTCCGTTTCCGGGGTCTGAAGGCTCAATACCGAAAGCCGCCCCTCCATTCGCGTATGTCCCGCCAGTGATTCTAGTGAATGACGTGAAATTCTTACCAGTTTGAGTAAATGGTAGCTGTGAATTTTGTATCGCAACACTCAGCCGGTTGTAACGCGCATCAAGCTCACCAACGCTTGTTATTTGCAAATCCCAAGCAGTCCAAGAGTTCGGCCCCTGTTTAGCCCTTCGCCACGTCACACTTGCAGTCGGGGATATTCCCCACCATCTCACGACCGTTTGCACAACAGCGCCATCGCCGCTTGCTGCGGCCACATACCCAATCAATCCGCCGTCAATGCCGGGAGGACTATTGGCAGCGGACTCACCAAAGTAGAAGCCACTCTGTATTGCGTTGTTCCAGTCCGTTATAACCTGTCCATCTTGTCTAAGTCGCCCCGGAAGCTGAGAGTTAGAAACAGCCTGAGACGGTCGCATGTATCTCGCGTCAAGCTCCGCTTCGGTGTATCTAACCCTGAACCAAGCCGACGGAACGTTATTGACGATTTGCCTTTCGAACGTGACGTTGCTTGCAGGGTCGCTAACGCCAAGAGCCGTCAGTGTCTGGACGCAATAGGAGGACGATTGCGCTTTGACGACACCGATAAATGACCACGGCTGCGCAGGCGTATTGGCGCTTTCCGGGCCACCAAAATAGAACCCGTTCTCACGCACATTATTCCAGTTATTTACGAACGTAGGCAGCGCGCGTAGCCTAGCGGGTAGCTGTTCGCTCGGGATTTCACCGAGCATGCCATAGGCGGCCGAACTATTTAGGACGGCAATCAGTGATTTGCCGAACGGCGAGAGATCAGCAAGGGATGCCTCGGCGCTCTCACCAAACGCGACCACTTTGTTTTCATCAGGCGTCAGCGCTGACAAGTCAGACAGAATACCGACCCCCAACCGCTGGACCAGCTTTGCGAGAGCCTGCGCGTTATCAACCGTCTGCTGACCATACGATGTGTCGCGCATGATCGCATAAGGATAGGTTCCGGTTGCGCCCATCCACTTTGTCGCAGCCGTTATTTTCGTGTCGGTATCGACGATAACAATCGCCATGGCGTTGCCGTTCGCGGCTTCCGGGTAGACAGTGCCGCCACCGACAAGCGCGGTTTTCCAGCCGGTATCGTTACCGACGATGATGTTTGATCCATTGGTAAGCGTGATCGTGCCGCTTGCATAAGGTGCGGTCATAGCTAGTCTTTCCGTGGGATGCCGAGGATGTAATAGCGCAGCCCTTGAAGGCTGTTGTCGTACTCGTAGGAGACGCGGCCGCTATCGTAGTCGGAGGAGCTGTTGTAATAGGACCGCACGGGCAGGCCCCGGTAAGTGTGAAAAATCGCGTAATTGGCGTAGAGATCGGCATAGGTGCAATCGCCAGCCACCTGCGGAGCGGGTGCCGGAATGCGATCAAGACCGATCATCGAGACAAAGGGCGCGCGCACCCGCTTGCTCCACGACGAAAGGCTGTCACCGCCACCGCCGTGCACGGTCATAAACTTGACCATCGGAAACACGCCGTCGCCGTTGAAATTGACCTGATAGGTCTGGTGTCCGTCGCCCGAGACCGGCAGGTATCCTTCAGCAAGGATTTGCAGGCACGGCCAACGGCTATCGAGCGCGATATCCGCAAAGGATGGATTGCCGCTCGCACCCGGTCGAAGGAACTGGACGATGTTCTGCCCGCCCCAATCGAATTGGCGCAACACTTCGTTGTCGCCGGCAGTGGCTGGTGTCTCGTCAAAAGCGATGACGATGAAACGCGCCCGGCAACCCCGATCGGTATTGTTGAAGCGCATCTTGCTGCCTTCGAACCAGTATTCTGCACCGTAGGGACTGGATGATGGCGAGGCTGGAAACGAGATCGTGCCACCATCGTAATAGTGCACGTCCGCAACCGTCCCGTAGGGAATACCAATGCCGATCTCGTAATCGGTCACGCCGACCGGCAAATATATGTCATCGGCCGCGATGATCTTCGCCGGGTTATTGGCAGTGCCAAACGCGATTTGCGTCTGACTGGCAACATTTACATCGTAGCCGGGTTTTGCGACCCTGACGCCATCCTTGCTGATCTGGATGGACTGTTGCCCCGGAACGGGCGCTTTAGGCTGACCATCAATGATGGCCGTGTTATCGCCCGGCAAACGCCAGACGCTTACGGCCTTCATGAAATACTCGGTGCTGCTGACGAGCTGATAGATGCTTTGCGTATAGATGCCCGTCATCGTGCCAGCCGAGGGCAACGTGTCGTTACGGTAATTTTCCAGCCACCCCATTTCCGATCCGGCCGAGGAGGTCCACTTCGTGCCGCGCTGCTGGTATCCGGTCATGGAGCTTTTGCGCACCATTTCCCCGATGAAGCGGCCGTTCGAAATGCGCCGGCTTTTCACGTCAAACAGCGGGAAGGCATAGGGCAGGTTCGGAAAGTGATGCTGCCTGAAAAACTTGTGCTGCACATAGTCCGAGCCTGACAGGCTATGCGTATGAAAACTGTAGTTCGATGATCCAGCGCCGGGCGGATAATAGATCGACCCGGCCTGATAGGGGATAATCCAAGTGTAGGTGACTTTGACATCAGCCGCCCACTTGGAATTGTAAAAAAAGGCCCCGACTTGGCTATCCGGCGTTGTCACCGGATCGAAGTCACCTTTCGTGATTTTCACGCAAGGCACCCCGGCATAGTCGAGGCCGATTAGCGTTCTGGTCATGAGCGTATCACTATGGTTCCGGCGCTGAGATTGATCTGCATTTTCCCGTTCGGGCTTTGCAGCAGACCGGCGTTGACCGTGCCGATATTGGCGACAGCCAGGCGCATGCCGTTTTCATCGAAAACAACGATGTTCTGGCCGCCACTACCGTTCTCATCTACGAAAACAGTGCGATTGGCGGAGAGAATGGCCTCTGTCTTCAGGAGGCCACTTTCCATGAAGGCCCGCAGGATCAGGGCGGCAAGCCCCACCTGTTCGCCCTTGCGTAGACGAGCGCCAATATCGATTTGGGAAAGCGCACCGCCACTGGTTTTTGCCGTCATGGCGAGGTAGCCGTCCGCCAGTACGTCGCCCATTTCTGCCCGGACGCCTTCAATGCTCGATGCAAGCGCGCCATCGGCATCGACGCGAGCTTGCCTTTCGGCAATCACAGCAGCGTTCGTTTGGCCAACCTGTGCCGTCACGGCTGTTACGCTTGTCGCCAAAGCCTCATCTGCCGACGCTCTTGCCGCCTGCTCTTCAACAATCTTGGCATTTGCAGTCGCAATACTGGCAGAGACCGTGCTGACGTTTTGTGCCAGCGCCTCGTTTTGAGTTGCCCTGACGCTGCTTTCCTCGGTTATCCGGGCTTCTGTCGTGTCGACGCGAGCGACAACCGTCGATATCTCTTGCGCAGCAGCTTCATCAGCCGAGGCGCGGACCCGCCTTTCCGTTGAGATTTCCGCAAGAGCCTTGCCTATTCTCTGTTGAAAGGTCTGCTTGTCGATCAGCGTTGAGGCACTATCGAGCGTGAATGCAACGCCGATATTCTCAATTCGCTGGTAGAGATTATCGAGATTTTCCTGCAAGCCCGTCAGAACTGATTTCACATCATCGCGGACGTGCTCAAGTCCAACTTCCAGATCGCCATTGCCACCGTCCAGAGACCGAACGGTTAGCGGCTGGGTCCAGCTTGTCGGGCGATCCGCGACGAACTTGTAGCGGAACTGATAATCCGACAGACTAAGAATGCCCTCCTGTAGCAACGCCACCAGCTTGTCAGCGGAGATCGTGCGAGAAATGACATTCTGCGGTTCGGTTTTCAGCCAGTATTCAAAATCGATGGCGCGGATGGTTACGTCTTCGATTTTCGCCCACGACAGGCGGAAAGCCGGATAGCTTCGGCCGTCAGAACCAATGCCGAGAACCGGCGTAATCGCGAAGTCTTGCAGCTCGTTGAGGTAAATCGGCTGATCGTTCGGTATCGGGATCGTCGGCGGAATGACGCCCACGGCCTTGTAGATCAGCCCGCTACGCTCTTGCAGCGATAGCGCCACGTTGCGCGGCCCATCACTGTCAAGCGCCGAGATCGAGCGACCCTGCACCATGTAGACGCCGCGGCGCTTTTCGGTCTGGCTATCCCAAAAGACCCAATCACCTGCCTTGATATTGCGAAAGGCCGGACGAAGAACAACTTCGGCCGTTGCCTCGTATCGGTTTTCATTGAGGTAGATGCTGGCGAGCTGGTTTGCCTGCCCCTTGGAAAACACCATGGGAAAGTTGAGCGGAACGTCACGGGTGCGCCTGTCGATTTCCACCATGGCCGTGCTGGTTTGCACGTCATAGCCAGCCGGCGACCACATGTTGCCCGGCTCCTGATAGGTGCCGGAAACGGCGTTGACGAGATCGCCCATTGAGCGGCGACGGCGAAAGCGAACCTTTTCTTTCCGCACAAGATCGTCGTCGGTAAAGGTCGCAACAATCGGCTGTTCTGCCCCGATGATCGGCCATGAGCCATCAACGCCATCAACGCGCACGCCACCACAAGACAGCATCAGCGCGTCGAGGTTGTCGCCGTGATCGAGATCGGCATCAAGGAAGATGGAGCAACGATAGCGCCGGCCGTAATCGGCAAATTCATCCGCGAGATTGGCGGCCATCACATACTTGTCGAAAGGCAGATCGGACGCCGGCATGTCCATGCCAAGGAACAGATCGCCGTTCCACGAAAAGCCCCGGCAATAGTTGTAATCCATGATGATGGGGTTTTCGGTATACTCGTAGGTCGAGTAGTCGCCCCAGCGATGATTACCGTTCCCGCCGATGCTCGAGTCCTTGCGGTAGTCGTAGAGGCGAGCGCCGCGAAACTCGAAAAAGAAGTCGGGAAACTGGTTCAGCTTTTCCTGATCATAGATCAGCTCGACTTTTAGCCAGCACATGCCGACGCCGATATGCTGGTCTGTCCAGCGGCCGGGCGGATTGCTATGGGCGATCATATCGCCGTCAGCCGCCGTTTGCGTGCCGTCATACCATGTGAAGAACATCCGGCCGGCATAGTCGCCGGTCGCAACCTCGTACCGCCTGTTATCGGCAGTCGTCAGATTGAGTTGCGAGCCGCCCGCGAAAATCCGCGACAGGCCATCACACGGAAAATCCGAGAACACATAGACCTGCTCAAGATTGCGGTTCGACTGTTCCCATGTGTTGACGTAGCAATCCTGACCGGCAATCGCGCACGGGCCACAAGCAACCTTGCGGCTGACGGCTTCGCCATATTCCCGGTCGAACTTCGTACCGCCCGCTGCAGCCTGTTCTTTTTTCGCCCGGTTTTTCTCCATCTTGGAAACGATGAGATTGAGGCCGAGGCCGACAATCATCTTGCCGAGGCCGGTTCCGAGTGCTCCGCCCACCCAAGCGACTAAAGGTCCGAGGAAGCCCATTATTTCACCCTGAATGCCGCCGTCACGTAAGAGACCGGCACAAATTCGACCGGGCCACCGTGGGCGCGTGTCGCAAATCCGATTGAGGTAAAGACGCCACCCGAAAACTGGCCGTCGCGTTCAATCACGCCGATATCGCCACGCTGGGCCATGACAGGCGGGATTTCAGAAAAGGCGGCCGCGAACGCCTCTTTGACGTTCGCAAAGCCATGCCTGCGCAACTGCTTGGCCGCGCCGGCTTCTGTCGTGTAATTTCGGCCCTTCGGATGCATGAAGGAACCGCGCACCGCCTCGACGGCATCATCCGGCAGGATGTAGCAGTCAGACACGCCCCATTCGCCGGGTAAGCTTTGGTGCCGCGCCACAACCGCATTGAGGCGCGTTTCCCATCCAGCCTCGCGAGGCATATCAAGCACGCAAGAATATGTGGCCGGCCGCCACGTCGATGACCATTCCACCGTCCGCGCTCCGAATGATGCCGGCGTGGACCTGCCCAATATTGGCAACGGTCAAACCGGCCGCGCGTGGCGCTGGGCGAGGTGGATTTTTTGGCAAAAGTGCGGGTGGAATGCCGGGCCTAACAGGCACAACAGCGGCCGCAGCGGGCGCAGCAAGGAACGCCGCGAGGAATGACCTGCGTTTCATGATGAAACTCCAATGTTTAGCTTGAGTTGTCGTCAGGTGGTCGAGGCTAAGCGGCCCCAGAACACTTCTTTCCGGCCTGCATTACCGGCATGCTCGAAAAAGCGGTCACCCGGCGCGCGCCGCTGTTGATCCGCGACCGAGCGCACCCGGCCGTTCTTGCGGCTGTAATCTAGCTGCCGGCCTTCGCATTGCGCCGTCAGAACATAGCCGTTCTCGTCTTCGTCATGGTCGATTGTATCGAGGTAGCCACGGGCCACCGCCTCGACCTGCAAAAGAGCGCCCGTATCCGGGTGAAAATGCGCGTCGAAGACTGTAACCGGCGCATCTCGGTAATCCTCATCCTCGATCTTCTGGAGTGTTTCCGGCGTCAAATCATCGTCAGGACTTGCCGCAAGTGTAAGCGTAAACGAGCTGCTGGCGCTGGTGCCGTTGCCATCTTCAAGGCCAGAGACCTTGATAAGCCCGAACTCGATATAGTTGACGCCCTGCCAAACGAGCGGCGATTTGTCGGAGATGAAGCCGTACACGCCGGATGGAAACTGAAATCGCAGCATTTGCCGCGTGTTGATGCGCCCCTCATTGTAGAGCGCCTGGACTTCTGGTGACATCATCTGCCGTCACTCCTGAAGCTTGAATGAAACGACGTATTTCCCGTTGGTCTCGGGAGCCGAGAAGCTACCGGGAACCGGCTTCATGATGAGCGGGATTTTAGCAAACCGGACGATTGCCCCGGCCTGCGCAACGGCCCTGTATGGTGGCGGCTCGACCGTAATCGTCCGCGTCGTACCAGCGCCGGAAACCTCGACGACTTTCCCGAGATAGGTGCGGGTCAGAAATTCGAGGCCGATCAGGTCGGTATCACCGAGAACCAGACCGGGTGACACACCAGTGACGGACAGAACGTTTCCATCCGTTACCGAGGCCAGCAACCCTTCGTCCTCGGCTGGCGCATGATTTTGCCAGTGTGCTTTTGGATAACAGACGCGAGGGTGACGAAAAATGACACCCTTTGCCCGCGTCCCGCCACGAAGGGAAAACCACCACGTTTCCAGAGAGGATTTCTCGGAAAACCGTAGTGGCTTTGTGACAAAGGATGCCGACCATGCCGGTTCGGCAACCTGCGTAAAGTTTGTAAGCTTGCCGCGCGTGGCCGATGCGGTCACGCCATCGTCAAGCGTTAAGTCCGCCGTTGTGAAAACCACATTAGGCAGCTCACGCGGAAATGAAATAGCCATTGAACCTAAGTCCTTAGAGCTTTCGGCGTCGATATGCGTCTTTGACGGTCTCGACAATTGCAGAAGGCAGGCTGCTTTTAAGGGCAGCTATTTCTTGTTGAACCCTTGCCAAGCCCGCCGCATCCGCGCCGGTCGCGTCTATGCTGATTGACACGGGCGCGGAAACCGCCCCGGAGCTACCGCGCATCTGCGAGGCGTCGGGAAATTGCGGCATTGTCGGCACGCGCGGAACGATCTTGCCGTTTTGATCTGGCACAAACATTTCCGGGCGATTTTCACCCACGATGTACGGTTGACCTTTGACGACAGGGCCGCCAGTTGCACGGAAAAGCCCGCCAATGCTTTTGAAAATGCCACCCAATAACCCGCCTTTATCGCCGCCTGTAGACGGCTGGAAAAGCTGGTCCATGCCGCGACTAAGCAACATGCTGCCAAACTGTTTGGCGAGGCCGCGCAACGCTTCACCAAGGCTTTTCGCCCCGGTTATCGCATCCATGACGCTACTCTTGAACCCGTCATAGAACTCGCGGGAGGCATCGTCGGCTCGGTGTTGCGCTTCTTCGAGCTGGTGAAGGACATCGGCCTGTCGTGCATACGCGGACGATGCCTCGTCAATCTTTGCGCGATGGGCGGCAGAAAGCTGGATGCTCTCAAGGTCCGTTACACCTTTCCGGCGCGCTTCCTCGCGCAGATCGGCAAGCGCCGTCTGTTCGAGATCGAGCGCCATGCGCCGCTTTTCCTGTTCCTGATAGGTCAGGCCGAGGATTTTTTGCTCTTCGATCAGAGCGGCCGTCCGGTCGCGCACCGCCTGAATATCTGCATCAAAGCGGCTATCAGACGTTTGTTTGACCGAACTGGATTTGCCGCTCTTGCTGCGGCCCTCTGCGGCCGAGACATTCGAAGCGGCAAGCGCCTTGATCTGATCGTCAGGCAGGAAGCCGCCCTTTTCTGCCAAATCTTTGCGGATCGAGGCAATTTCCTTTTCAACGGCGAGCTGCTCTTTGCTCAATCCGTTTTGGCGCTTCGCCTCGTCAGCATAAGCCTTGCCCAGCCGCAACATTTCTTCGCCCTGCTCGCGCGATGCTGCATACTGTTTATAGCCGGCGATCTGCTGATCTGACATGACGCTGGCCGAACCCAGCTTGCCTTGAAGGAGATCAGTAGAGGCAATCGCTTCCTTAAGCGCGGTCAACAGAGGCGCGAGCTGGTCAGCGAGTTTCTGGAATTTCGGGTTTGAATTAGCTAACCCGAAGAGTGCATTTTCCACTTCCTGCGCCGAGGTTTTACCAGAAGCCAGACCGTCGCGGAGGTCGGTCAAGGAGGCCAATTGTTCCTCGGAAATCAAACGACGCGGAGCATTGTCGATGATCTGCGAGAACAAATCCAAGAAGGCCGCTTTCGTCCTTTCTATTTCCGCGATGCCGTCGCTCAAGCCTGCCTGAAGGCTATTCTTGCTTTTTTCGGCCATCCCGCCCGCTGCGGATGCGATAGCGGGCGCGGCCTCATTCGCTTTTCTTCTCACCTCCTCTAGAGCGGCTGCGTAAGTGAGCGCACCGGCGCTTGCCTCATTCGAGGAGGACGCAAAGAGGGCGAGTGCGCTTACAGCGGTCACGCCAATAACTGCACCAATCGGCCCGGCCGCTACAGACAAACCGCCCATTGCTGTGGCGAGACCGGAAATAGTCGCAGCAGCCCGGACGGCAGTAACGAAACGAATAACCGCTGACGTGGCTAGGCCAAGGCTTGCAATCATGCCGGCGATGGATCGACCGACGAGCGCGCCGGCAATCACGGCCGCAACCTTCAAAACGACATCGGCCGTCCGGTCGAAATTGTCGGCAAGCGCATTTAGGCCAGCCACAAGCCTTTGACTTGCTCCAAGGCTTTCATCGCTTTCACCAATGAACCGGGTGAAAGCGTTATTCACCTTCGTCATACCCTGCTCAATGGTTTGCGTGGCATTTGCCGCCATCGACTGGATAGACGGTAGGCCCTTCAGGAAGGCTTGGAAGAACTGCTGGCCGGAAACCTTTCCGTCATTTACTAGCTCTTTCAGCTTCGATACCGAACCGCCCGCCTCATCAAGACCGGCCGCCACCGCCATCAGGATTGGCCGCGCGCCTTCGTTGATCGAATTGAATTCTTCCGCTTGAACCCGCGCCTGCCCGAGGAGCTGGCCGAGCTGAGTAAGCGCGCCTGAAGCCTGCGAGGCCGACGAGCCAGCCACCCGCAACGCAACACCAACGCCGTCAGAAAACTTGAGCAGGTCCGCCTGACTTGCCCCCAAATTATCGCCGGCCTGCGCCGCCTTGCCGAACAGATCGGCCATCGCATTGAGCGGAGCGGCGTTGTTTTGAGCCGATTGGTAGAGCTGGTCGAGAACGTCAATCTGCTTTTCGCCGACGACGCCGGCGACGGAAAGACTATTCTTTGCGCTTGTCCAGGCATCAGCATACTTGGCGACGGAATCCACTGAAAGCGCCGCTCCAATTCCCAGCAACGGTGCTGCGAGGCTTTGGGCCATGCTCCGGCCGATGTTGTCCAGCCGCTTGTTGGTGGAAAGCCATGTCGATTCCACAAGGCGCGCGGTTTTGGTCGAGACCCCGTGGACCTTCTGCAGGTCCTTCATGAACGGGTTCATTTCCATGCGCATGACGGCGCGCAGCTCATCAAGGGTGACGGCCATAGCGATTCCTGTTACCAACGGGCGATTTCGAGGGAGAGTTGCAAATGACGGTTTCGAGATACCGCCTGACAACGCTGGGAAAGATCGGCGCGATCTTATTCATCGCGCCGACGCCAATTGCCGCCTATTACGCCTTACCGCCCCGGCTTACAGAGGGGCAGCAAACCTATCAGCAGGCACTAAGAGAGGTAGGCGGCAAAGTGGATGCGTTCGCGCCGTCGCCGTTGATACTGATCGCACTCGCAACAGCATCGCTTCTCGGGCTGGTCCTGCTTTTTATCGGCCGAGAGATCATCACGACCGAGGTTTGAGCCGGCGCACCATATCCAGATGTTCTTCGAAGCTTGGCGCTTCTACGGCTTCTTCAGCGCCATTGGCTTTCGCAAACCCGTTTGCGCAGGCTGCGAATTCCCAAAGCATCATCTTCTTGACCTCGGAGGGCGGCATGCCCATGACAGCGCCGAGGCCGTATAGATCCGAGAAAACTATTCGGTCGCTGTCGTCGTTTCCTCGGCCTTGGCCTTTCCCGGATTTTCTCCGGCCGGCGCGGTCAGCGCGTGAAGAAGAATGCCTGACGCAACCCCGACATTGTCAACAAGCGGATATTTTTCCGTCTGATCGACGTAGCTGGAAACAGCGATGAAGGCATCAGTCGGAGCCATTCCGCCACCTATTAGCCCGAGGCGGATCGTTTCGCGGACGTCTTCCACCCGCCAATCGCCACCGATACCGCGCAGGAGCGAATACAGATTCCAGTTCGCCAGAAAATCCGGGTCTTGCGCGCCGAGCTGATAATCATCTGCGTTCGGCCGCTTCATGTTGGCGGCCTGCGGCTGGGCCGACATCAGACGCGCGAGGATCGTTGCCGGGCCGGCATTGCAGACAGCTTGCAATTCCTGCAAGCCCTCAAGGGGCAGGCGGAAAGAATGTTTCTTTCCGCCAAACGGAGCTTCAAAGGCCGCCGTCATGCTGCGGCCTCAACCCACGCAACCACGCCATCCGATTGCAGGGCAACTGTCGAGGACAGATAACCCTTGCCCTCTTTCGCGAGGCCGAGCGAGGTGATGACGAACCTGCCGGCATACCAGCCGCCGCCCTGCGCCTTCGGTAGATCGATAAGCACGCGGATATTGAAAGGCTCACCAGTGAGAGCCTTTTTGCGCAATACGCCATAGCTGACGAC